CGATGGAGATGCCTTCCGGGCAGCCTTTGTGGCCTGAGTTCTGGTCTTTTGAAGAAATGCAGGCGGTAAAGGCGTCGATTCCGCTGCCGAAGTGGAATGCACAGTACCAGCAGAACCCAACGGGTGATGAGAACGCGATTATTAAGCGTGAGTGGTGGAATGTGTGGGATAAGGACCAGATTCCGCAGCTGCAGTATGTGATTCAGAGCTACGACACGGCTTTTTCCAAAAGTACGCGGGCAGATTACAGTGCGATTACGACTTGGGGAGTGTTTTATCCAGAAGAGGGGACGGTTGCGGCGTTAATTTTATTGGATGCTAAGAAAGGGCGCTGGGATTTCCCTGAATTGAAGCAAGTTGCGATGGAATCCTACAAATTTTGGGAGCCAGAGACGATTATTATTGAGGCGAAGGCAAGCGGTATGCCTTTGACCCACGAATTGCGAAATATGGGCATCCCTGTGGTAAACTTTACGCCGAGTCGCGGTAACGATAAGGTATCGCGGGTACACAGTGTCTCTCCGCTTTTTGAAAGCGGAATGATTTGGGCACCGGATGAGTCTTGGGCGCACGATGTGATAGAAGAGTGTGCGGCATTCCCTAATGGGGAGTATGATGACTTGGTAGACAGCACGACACAGGCGTTGATGCGATACCGCCAGGGTAACTTTGTTCAGTTGCCATCAGATTATTGGGAAGATGAGAGTGCAAATCTTCGGCCAATGCAATATTACGGATAGATTCTATGATGAATAGGGCGAGTATGAGTTCTGGGATTGGGGCATATGCTCCTCGTTATATGCAAACGGGCGGTGAGGCTGAAACAGCTGCAGACAGCCCAACCTCCGGGTTAGATGCTGCGCAAGGTTCAACAAGCAACACTCTTACTCCTGATCAGATAGCCGCGCTTAATGCTCTTGGAGTCTTTACGGGCCGTGGTGGGGCGGCAGGTTTTCAAGGCGGGGCGAATACGGCAGCTTTGCCGAGTTACCTGACGCTTGACGGTAATTTGGTACGAATAGATCCCAGCGCAACCAATCTACAATTTATTAATTTGCTAAACGACTTAGGTTTTTTTAGTGGTGAAAAATATGACGGCCTAACGGATTACGAGTGGTTTGTTAAAGCAACGCAAGATAATCCGGACGCAAACTGGATGTCGCAGTTATTCAATGACCCTAACAGAGACTTTGTAGTTGACGCCGATTTTGCAAGCAGGAGCAATTATTCTGAAACTAACCTTGAAAGATTTCGCCGCCTTGCTTCTTTGATAAATCCTGCCAGCCAAGCGGGCGGGGCGTTTCAAGCTACCGCGCAATTTTTAAAGGACAAGGGTCAAAGCTTAACCGGTGGCGTTAGCGGCTCGGGCACGGTTGGTCGTCAGGTGTTTATTGGACAACGGCCCACGGGCCTTGGTCTTGACCCCAACACGGGACAACCTAGCGCACAGCAGCCGTTTTACACGCAATCTGATGTGTTAGTTGATTCGACAGAACAGCCCAATCTTTATACTTATAACGTGAACCCTAGCACGGGTGTGGGTCAGTTTGACCCTATGAACGTCACAACGTCGGCAAATCCATACGACACCGCTGCCACGGCATTATCCACGTCGTACACGGCACCTACTACTACGACGGACTTTACGACGGACTTTACGTCCGACGTAAATTTTTCAAATATTTTTGCGGACGTGGTAACTCCGGACAAGGTCAGAGAATTTTATCGCATGTATCTTGGTCGCGATCCGGGTCCAAATGAATATGTTATGCAGTTTGTTCAATCGGGCAAAACTTTGGCGGAAATTGAACAAGAAATAATGACTTCTCCTGAAGCGCAAAACTTTGCCATTACAGGGGTTCCTGTTTCTTCAGCAGACGAATTAGCTCAGATTACAGCTGAAAGAGAAGCTGTAACTCCGGAAAAAGTCCGTGCTTTTTATCAACAATATTTAGGCCGTGACCCCGGCAACAATCAGTTTGTAATGGGCTGGGTTAACTCTGGCATGAGCTTGGCGGAGGTAGAAGCTCAAATTGCAGCGTCTCCAGAGGCCCAAAATTTTGCAACTACGGGTATTGCAGCGCAAGCCCCTCCTCCTGTCACCTTACAATCTGTTCAAGATCTATATCAAAAAAACTTGGGCCGTCAGGGTGCTGAAGAATATGTAATGAATTGGGTCAACTCAGGTATGAGCTTGGCTGAAATTGACGAGGCTATACAGAACTCACCGGAGGGCTTGGCCTTTGCTTCTAGTGTGGCGGGTGTTGCTCCCGCAGACACTACGGTTGCAGACACTACACAGACCGTTACGGGTACTGCTCCCGCAGACACTACTACGTCTGTGACCACTCCGGTGGACACCACGCAAACTGTTGCTGACACAAGCAACATAACCGGTGTTACAACAAACGAAGAGGGGGTGCCGGTTGGATCAACCGGTTTGACCTCAACACAAGCCGCAATACTGGCTATGGAAGAGCAGGCCGCAGCAGAGGCGGCGGCAGCCGCAGCCGCAGCTCAGAGTCCGGCTAATACCTTTACTAATTTACTAGGCTCTGTACAAAACCCTTCTTCTGTAAAAAAAGAAGAAGACACGCCAAGAATGTCTTTTGAAAACATGTATAAGACCGGCTTTGCCACGGGCGGCATTGTTGGTCTTACTGACGGCATGAGTCTAGCGGCCAACAACGGTCAGGGCCTGGAGTCGTTTTTACGCAGCCGTTCTAAAGCGGCGCTTCGTCGCAATCTTGCGAAAGTTGCACCACGGCCCACGATGCAAACCGGCATCATGCCCATGGCCCGATAATGGCTGAAAAAGAATATGTTTACGGCGTAGGTCCGGAAGGTTCGGGCATTGGACAGTTACTTAGCTCTTTACTGCCTGTTCGCCGGGAAGTTATAGAACCATACCAAGAGACATTTATTGAATCTCTTGACCCCGGTCAGATGGAAAGGGTGGTGACGCCCGGTCAGTATGGCGAGGCCGAGTTTGCCGTGCCGCAAGCGGTCCAAGCTTTCATGAACTTCAAAGGTCTTGCCCGTGATCCGGAGGCCCGTGAGGCTGTTTTACGAGGTATAGGTGCCCTGCCCGAGGTTCCTGCAGAGTTATCTCGCCGCGCTCAGATGTCAACCCAAGCCGCCTTGGAGGGTCGGGAGAAGGTATACGACCCCCAAACAGGGTCCGTTGTAGATTCCTCAGAGGTTCTTTTAGCGGCACCACTGCTCACGGCCCCCGGAACAGCTTTGAGCATGTCCCGGGCAGGTGATGCAACTGGCACTGTGATGGGAATGATGGGCGGCTCAAGAGCGCAAGGCCCCGTTGGGGAGGCCGCAAAAGCAGCGGAAGAGATGTTTGATGAGGGTCGCAGAGAAACAGCCGTTTATCGCAAGACTGGCGCAATTCGTCTTACGGAAAACAAGCCGGGTGTTTTTATTGACGCTGTGGGGGAGGGAGGCTTAGACACTTCTAAATTTGAAGAGCTTATAAATCGTACTGGTGGTGTACACGGCAGTATGACAACCTCCGCTTTTACGGATCTTGTAGATTTTCCAAACGTTTTAGAGGCGTACCCAGAGGTTAAAAATTTTACAATTGAATTTTTAGATGAAAGCAGTCCGCTTTGGGGAGAAAGTAGTTCACCAATTAAGTTTTTAGGGGATGAAACCGCTGTTTTTCCGGGTTTTTATGTAAAAAGCCGTTTTAACGTAAGAGACAATACCCACAGACCTTTAGTCTATGGCAACCCCAAAGCAACGTTTGCTTTAGCCATACAAGACTACATCTCTGAAAAAGAAGGGTTTGTTAGACCAAAATCGCTCAACCCCTTTGAGCAACCGAGCCAATCAGCACGGGATGCGATAAACAGGTCGGCTCAGCTTAAATCGACGCTAGAATTTCCAGAGGATTCCAGCGGTCCAAAGCAAACGCTCTCTCCAATGGACGAATATCGAATTGCTCAACTCAGGTATCCAGCCACGATAGAAGAGGGAACAACTTCAGAGTTAGCGGGCATTCGTGAATCAGCAATGAGGTTTGACCGCCGTTTTAATGACGCAGATGAATATAAACGCAATGTGGTACAGGCTTATGGCATACAAGAGCTAGATAAATATCCAATTTATTTTGGGGATCTCCTTGGCGACATGGGCCGTCCCCCAAAGTTCACAATAGAATACCAAAGCCCTTTATTTGACATAGTTGAAAACCTTACTCAAGAAAGAGGCACGGGCAATCAATTCCTAGCCGCGATTAAAAAAGCAGGCGCTAAACAAGAAGATCTTTTGTATTCGGGTTTAGAAATTTTTCTTACTAACAACAACGCGGTTACTAAAAGTGAAATAAGGGACCGGTTGTATGAACGAGAAGTGCCTGTATATGAGAAGTTCTTAGAAGATGAGGCGGGTAAAAATAATTTTTTTCCTACCTCATACACTACAGGCAGCAGCAGCGATGAGTTTGAATTAGCGCCAGAAGCTCAACTTCGTGACCCACGGTCCTTGGCGCTTGTAACTCAAACGGACCCTTTAACAGGTACTGCAGCAGATGGATCAACCGTGGGCTTGCATGACAAGTTACCCGAAAACACTTTTTCGCACATGCGTTTTAACACTCGCACTGTCCGTGTAAACGGAGAGCCTGTTGAAGTTTTGTTCATCGATGAGATTCAATCGGATTGGCACCAACGTGGTAACAAAATGGTAAGTGATTTGATTGAACTGGAGGCCCCCAATCCGGAAACAGGCAAAAGATCCGGAAAGATAGTTGGTGGTGAAGCTTTAGAAGAGTTAATAGATCAAAAATTAGCGGAAGTACCGGGTATTCAATCCGATAGCACTATTCCAAATAAAATTGCTGATGAAGCAATGGAAAAAGCGGAAGAAATACAACCCGGTTTCCGTGCATTATTTGAACAAAATTATGAGCCATATTATGTTAGCGACGTGTATAGAACAGAATATTTTAAGGCGGCTAAAAGGATATTAGATATTTCTGATGCAGAAATAAAAGCTCTCGCCAAGAAAAAAGTTTACGGTAACGCTTTGCCAGATGCGGCTTTTAAAGATAATTGGCACGAATTGTCATTTAGACGATTGGTCAGGGAAGCTGTTGAAGAGGACTTGGATGGGGTAGCTTTTACTCCAGATTATTTGCAAAAAGCGCGTTATGGTCGGGATTTTAAATTTTACGACAAAGTTTTAGCTCCGTATGTAACAAAGTATGCCAAGCGCAACGGCACAAAGCTTGAGACGGCAGGTTTACGTTTTGCGAGTGATGAAGCAATGGAGAAGGCAGGTTATTCCTCTGACCTCCCTGTTTACTACATGCCGCTCAGTGATGAAATTAAAAAAATGTATCGTAAGCCAATACCCACGTATGCCATGGGCGGCGGTGTAGGTTCCATGGCCCCTGTAGCGACAAACATGTTCCAAGGGTATGATGATGTGCGACGTGGCGTAGGTGCGTATGCCCCGCTCATTAGGAGAGCTTGATGGCTAATGGTGATGACATAGCCCAGTTGACTTCTTTGATGGACAGTACGGCCATGGGGCCGGAGTCTGTTGAAGAAGAGATGGAAATAGACATAGAAGTCGCGGCCCCCGGCACTTTTGTTGGCAAAGTTAACGAAGTGCTGCCTGACGGTATAGAGATTGAGCCCCAGGAAGATGGTGGCGTAGTTGTTGATCTGGACCCGCAAGAGATGATGGGAATAGATGACGGCGATTTTTACCGTAATCTTGCGGAGGATTTGAGTGACCAAGAGCTAGCGTCTTTGTCTTCTGATCTTTTGTCTGATTTTGAATCAAACAAAGCTTCTCGTTCTGAGTGGGAAGATGCGTATTCCAAGGGCCTTGAGCTTCTGGGCTACACATATGAAGAGCGAACGATGCCTTTCCGGGGTGCTACCGGAGTGACGCATCCGCTTTTGGCGGAAGCTGCCACGCAGTTTCAGGCGCAAGCGTTTAACGAGCTTTTGCCCCCTTCTGGCCCGGTTAGGACGCAGATTGTAGGCGAAAAGACCCGGGAAAATGAATCGCAAGCGTTTCGCGTTAAGGAGTTTATGAACTACTACATCACGAATGTGATGGAGGAGTACACGCCAGAGTTTGACCAGATGTTGTTTTATCTGCCTTTGGCGGGGTCTACGTTCAAGAAAGT